GCATAGGCGTGATGCAACTTCCCTGCTTTCACTTTCACCTTACACTGTTCCCATCTCCACCCTCTAAGGCTCTCTGGCATCGGGTTAGGTTTGGCCCAGACAATATCACTACGCACCCACCAGCCGTCTTTCTGCAACGCTAGTGCTAGTCGATGAGGTAACATGCCCAAGTTTTTATTTATGTAACTATCGCCCATATTTACCCACGCCACGCCATCATCCCTCAGTACCCTTTTTACTTCCTGGAATATCTGCACCATGTGATCAATGAACATCTCTGGCGTAGGCTCTAAGCCCAAGCCACCTGTCCAGCCATCGTCCCATTTATAGTCCTGCGCCCCATCATATTTACGCAAGCCCCAATAAGGTGGTGATGTTACAACACATTGCACGCTGTTATCAGGTAGCGGTATGTGTACACTATTGGCATTAACTATCATGTGCAATACTTACCCTCTACAGGTAGCTTTTCTAATATTAATAATTTTCTTGTTTTAGTAATGCCGCATTGTCGCCAGCCAGCCATCTTGAAACAGTAACCAGCGTTAGTAGATTGTATTTTATCGGCATTCACATATGTATACATGCGCTGTCCTCTCCAGCGTTCTTGTGCAAAATACTCAGCGTCTAAAATTAGCCTGCTAGACAGATGTTTCCCTTCGTTGCGAAATACCGCACAATTAATACCTTCTTGGTTGTTCATGCTTTTAAATTTGCGCCATACGAATAATGCCGATTGGTCAGAAGTCATTAGCACCATGCGCTCCCCCGGTCCAACAAATCTATTCGGCTTCCGACCATCCCTATAAACATATCGGGAGTAATGCCGATTGTAAATTGATAACGCAGTACGGTTGCCGTCTTTGATTGCATACCATAAATTACCTTTGAACATTAGTATGTTTCATGTGCAATACTTACCCCATTTGGGGTCGCGTGCAGCTTCGATCTCCCATAACATCTTGTCCAGTTTGTTTTTACTAATACCGTTGCGAATGTACCACGGCTGTTTTTTGTTTAGGTCTTCCATCACTGTTTGTTGGCGTGCTTTGTTCTCAAACCATAAAGCACAATGTTCCGCAAACTGGATTGGGGTTGGGCGTTCGCCTTTCCTTCCTCGCCAATCACTTATTTTCCAGTCATCTAGCGCGCCCTCAAAATGTTCTGGTGCTATGTCTAGATCGCTCAATAACTCCGATGCCGCATTCAATTCATCGACTACTTTAGGATTAGTATTTAATAGATGTTTGACCAATGCCATCCTATACCCTAAAACATTACAGACTGCCTTAAACATTATGCCAGTTGTATTATTCATTTAAGTTACCCAAATATCTTGCACGCTTTTTGGGGGCTGTTTTGTCTTTTCTACCTCTGCCTTCTTTTCTGTTTCTGGTCTTGTCTTGTCTGTAAACACCTTGGTAACGACCCGTTATATCGTCTTTCATTCTGTGCGCTTTTTGCCGTAACGCATTTGTAACGGCACTTTGGCGCTTTTTGAACGCGGCAACAGTATAACCGCGTTTGCGTTTACGTATTATTCCAGCTTGTTCTAACTCTTTTAATAATGACAATGTTTCTTTTTCGTTACGTCTTAACCTCCAAGAGATTGACTTTATATCGGGTATTTTTCCATCGTCTCCGTTTTCTCCTGCGATCATGAACAGCTCAACAGCCAAGCGCCAACAAGAATCATCCAACGTAGCTAGTCGGGCATCATCAAGGGCAGCCAACCAAAGTTTTATCCAATGTCGGTTGCTCATACTCTCACCATGTCACTCAGTTTGTAATGTACGACTGGCTCCATGTCTTGTTGATCATTACGATCAACCCGACCTCCCCACTCGTAACTATTGACTGGAGTATCCATAAAACGCATTTTATAAATAACTCCAGCCATATCAATCAGCGCCCACGCTTCGATCCCTACAGCCTCATAACTTTTGGCAGCAATCAGCTTGCTTAGACTAACCATCCAAGTCGGGTATGTTTTGTGTCTGATTTTGATCTCCCACATTTTTGCAATCGGAGCAGGCACAAAATAATCAAAACGATATTTTAATGGTAGTTTGTGATAGCGTCTTGCGACCAGCTTAATTAATCGCTGTTCATTTTCTAGGTCGCTCTTAGACTCATATAGTGGACGCATTATCTAATCCATGCCAGCCAGACGTGTAACGCAGTCAAGCCGAACACCACTAATAGGAAAGTGGCATGTTCTGACAATATCGCTATGATATCCATTTATATTGCCTCCATTTGTTTGATCATTACTTTTAATTTTTTCGCTAGTGTTTCAATCTGTGCGCTGGTGGGATTTTCTGGTAGTTTCGGCATTTGATCGCTAGGCACACCAACCTCGCTTGCTTGTTGTACTAACTCGAAATACCTATCCATATATGCTTTGGGTACTTCTGTGGAACGTGCTGCATCCGTGTCCTCAGCAGCCAACCCGAGTAATCCCATCAAAGCATATCGGCGACCGTACGACAACGCTGTACCGTCTTGCCAATGAACATTGCCCCTGCCAGTTGCGTTATCTAGTGCTGGAATATATTCACCTTGCATCCATTGCCCTGATATGTGCATCACTCTTGTAATGATCACGTTACGCAAATTCCCATCCCTGTCCATTTCCACTCTGGTAGGCTGTGTATATGCTAGACCGTTATCAGACAACGGCTTAACTATTGCGTGCCTAACACTCGCCATATCAGCATATGTATAATTGTGACCTTTACTATTTTTTGCTGGAGGTGTTACTTGTGCTTGAAATTTTACTAGTGCTTCAATTAGCTGGTCAGCTTCTGCACTGAATTGTGCATCTATATTATTGGACATATTGTCCTCCTTGTATGTTCTATTTTTATTATAACAGATATTTATATATTGTCAAACAGGGTACGCAATCACTCAATTTCATTGGTTGTTTTATTGTAGTTGTTGCGACTGCGCACCCTGTAAAGAGGAGGTAAAAATTGCCCCTTAATGCGGATAAAATATTTTATCCGCATCGAGTGACAATCATTAGAATCCGTGATCACGAACAAATTTTAGGATAGCCATGCGGATGATTGATGCTATACTGCGATCTTGTGATTTGGCAAGATTGCGTAGGAACTTGTACAGATCCATCTCCACTTGCGCTCCTACTAACTTTGTAACTTTTTCGGTCATCTTGTCTCCTTTGTTTTGTTGTGTACTATAACAGTATAACACATTATTACAGTACACACTAACGCAAGTGGTAAGGTCCAGTCCGTGCGAGTGGCTTTCCTGACCAAGTGAACGCTGTGGAAAAGGATGTCATGCGCAAACAGTAATCCGTACCAACATTGTTCACGCGCTTTATCATCTCCTTACCGATGAAGTGATCAGACACTGGCATTACTAATTCTTGTGATGCTAGATCCTCAACCACCGTACTCGCTACTTCTCTAATATAAACAGATTTTGGCAAAGTCTTGACGACTTGATAAAAGTTTATATTGGTCTGATCGTAACCCCAAGATTCATAAAATAATTCCCCTTGCTTGATGTCATGGTCGGGGGTATTTTTTCGTTCTTGTTTTCTGCGCTCTTTTTCGGCTTCTGTTGTTCTGACTGCCTCAAAAAACGATTCTAGTTTACTGTTGCGATCAGCTTCGGTAAGATAGTAATAGTGGAAATCGTGATCTTTCCTAGTCGCGCTGTAACCAATTGCAAAAAACTTGGCCATATTATCATATTGATACACATACACTACCGCGCTGGACTTACTGTCTTTTATTTCTTTAGCACCGTCTGGTATATATCGTGCTTCAATTCGTGCGCTTGCTTTGTTGTTTGTCATTGTGTTCTCCTTTGCTTATAAAGTCCTCCCCGTTAATACTAATCAACACTTCAGCCATTTCCTTGCACTCGTTACAGCTTGCCCAGAGATCATCCGCTGGATTATAAACTGAGGCTTCGCAACAGTGCGAAGCCTCAACGATGTTATATTTCCGCATTGACTTTAGCGGCAAACTTTTCCGCGATCTCCATATTAACATATCCAAAAAACGCGTATCCTGCCATGTGATTTATAACTGCCTTGTACATCTCGACTATGGCGGTAAACTCGTTGTCCTGCTTGTTCAATTCATCAAGAAATAGACCGAATATTTCTTGTTGGGTTTTGTTTGTGGTACGTGCTATATACTGGATGTGGCTTTCGTTGTGCTTTTTCATTTTGTGCCTTTTTGCAAATGGGCTATTAAGCGCATTGCGTTTATTGTATTCGTTCAACCCTTTTTGGTAAGTGTTCATTTTGTACCCCTTTTGTTTTATTGTGAAGCACATAAATTTCGGTATTAGTTATTTGAATTTCCTGTCCAGCATATGTTGCTATAACAAAATATTGGCATCTTACTTTGTTATTTTTCTACACCCCAGCGTTTATAAATAGCCCCTGCCGCGTCAGTTCTGAAAGTTCACTGAGTAGGTACTATTGGCTTCGGTGTAGTACACTTTTTTGGCTTTATAATATAGTGATCAGCGGGAGAAGTTAGTGATTGGAATACATTCTACTGCTTCCGATATTTTTTCAGTAACTAAATCCTTGACTATATCATAGCTAAAAAGACAACATACACTGGACAGGAAATTCAAATGTTTATAATGTTCGCTAATCTGCACATTACCGCAGTATTACAGGGAGCGGATAATACTCACACTGGTGTATTTACGTCTTGACTGCTATTGTTACACTAATATATATATTACGTGTTTTACTATTAGGTAATATGCAAATTAGCGAACATTATGTTCATTTGTTCGTGATCACTCAATCAAACGCTCCCATTCTTGAGGGTGTTATTTGCGTTTGGTGTCACTATTTTTCGGAGCGGACCCGATTGTTATTTTCGCTGTTGTGATTGTTTGCATTTACTTTGTTTCCTCTTTTGTTTCGTTCAATGTCATAAGTATAACAGATTGTTATAATTTGTCAAGAGTAAAAAACAAAAGAAAAAGCCCATAAAAATATGGGCTCTTTCAGAGAGAACACGTACACAAGGAGGGCGTACGGTTTTAGTATATCATGCTAAGTTACCAATAGAAGGCGTGGCACTTCTTAATTAGGTTGGTGTATTCATGTGATGATCTCAAATTAAGGCCAGTAATAAAATCGAACATGGCTGGCTTGCCATAACGTTCAACGAATAACGGAGCCAGCTTTTCTTTCAGGCGCTTGGTCTGCCCAAACTTGGCATGGCAAGAAGTGTGGAGCAAGCTGCAATTACGCGGATCCATTATTAAATTCTTTTTGCGTTTAGGGGCTGCGCTTCTTTTGATAAGCCATTCGTGCATGTCAACCGCAAACCCTAATTTCATTCCACAAAAATCACAAGTGCCGTCACGTTCATCCAATAGTTGTCGCTTTAATTGTGTTCTATTCATTTGAGGGCTTTCCTTATCATCTCAACCGCATCGCCTCGCGCTATGTGTGAAGCTGTAAATCTGAAAACACGCCAGCCCAATAAAGTTGCATGATTATATTTTTCACAATCCTTCTCAAAGCCTTTGCCGCGCACATGTCGACCGCCTGACCAAATTCCTCCCTCGCATTCTGCCGCTATCTTTTCATCAACCCATGCGAAGTCAAAGCGCCAGCGCCTAGGCTTCGCGAACGTGTATTCCTCTACTGGTCGCTTAATCTTTAACGCTTTGATATGGAACAATAATTCTTGTTCTAGTTCTGACATGTCAATCGGTAGGGATTGCTTGGTGTCGTACTGACACAGTATTCTCGGTTAGATTGTCATTGTATAATCTAAGCCAGTAACCACCCATAGCAGGAACGCCAAACCCTCTCATGCTTGACCAGCTATTTCCATCCTCAATGTCTGACACGTAGCACCCTGTTTGCAGGTATACGCGCTCTTGATCAGTCTGTATCCTGCCGTGGTTGCTAATAGTCTCCACAGGCATTGACATGCTAAATCGGTTATGGATATGCCCACGTATTATTACATCTGCATTTGGCCACATTACCGCACTTCGATTGCTTTGGATCGCGCCCTTAGTTACAGGTGCATTACCTCCCACCCCATGATGGTATTTCATATTGATAGTCTTACGCCTACCACCATTAGCGTATTTCATTTTGAATTGGATCCAGCCTGTGTATGGTCCTACTATTGGCGATCTACCTGTCTTTGCTTTGAGGTGAGTAGCCACAATCGTGAGTGGAGATATTTCATGGTAGCGTTGATAAGAATGTTCATGGTTTCCCAGAGCAAGTAGGGCTAGGTTGTCAACATAAGGCACTAGAAAATCTGCGGCATCCTCACATACATCACCGAGGTAGTCATCACTACCAGCATACTCTGCGCGTAGTTCATGCTTTGCACTTCTCCTATCGAACTTCCCACCCATTAAATCGAGTAGATCCCCAAAAATAAAAACAGGTGCATTCCGCACCTTTGCTTGTTCTAAATGTTTACGGATTAGTTTTCTATTACACCCTTTGGCATCCCAATGTAGATCGCTGATTAGTAGGAAATATTGTTCCCATTGAGTAGTGTAATCTAGGCGAGTAAAATAACAGCCAGCCGAAACAGACTGTTCCAATGTTGGTAATAAATTACCCATATAATTTTATACTGACGGAGCAAACACCTTTAATACAATCATAATAATCCCTCCCAGCACCATCCAAATCAGTCGCATAAGCCAACCCATGTTCGCTTCGATTGCTGCCACTCTTTGTGACAATTTCGACAATTCATTATCCATATCATCAAGTGAATTTGCCATCCGTTCGCTTGAATGATTTAAAATTTTGATGTGTTTTCGGATTCTATCAAGTTGTGTTTCCATTTCGATCTCCCACAATGGTTGCAATATTTGAGCCTTTCCAAACTTCGTGATCAAAAGACGCGCTGGCGGTTGAAAGGAAACAATAAGCACTATGGGCGCCATTTAATAAATTATTGTAGTAAGTCACATACTGATGCCCTTTGGTGTTCTTGTCTACATCAGGCGATGGATTTGAAAACTCAGTTATTAAAATTTCCTTGCCTGTGTCTTTATAACGTTCCCACCACCTACCGCCATCGTGACTGTGCAGCTCCGTTTCATTCTGCCAATAACAATGCGCTCCTATCCAATCAGCTTCATCAACAGCTTGCCATGCTTCGGAGAAAAATCTAGTCGGAGAATAGCGCACATTCTCAATTTGGAAAGTGGGAGACAACCCCGGAAATCCCCATTTGGAATCAGGCATATCCTCTTGTAAATATGATTTTACCTGTAACCAAAAACTTGCAAATTCTGCCCCATCTTTCCAAGCTGACCACATTCCTTCTATCGCTAGATTTGGCTCGTTATGAATTTCAAAATATCGCACCCCTTGATTCCACCATGATCGCGCATGACTTGCGACCTCCTGCACGAAGTCGCTGGCAGTAGATTGTTCCGCATTGACCTTTGCCATTAGACGTATACAAAAAAACATGTCGGCATTTATGTCTTTCAATATTTGCACGCTGTCGGCACTTTCATTAGATAGCCCTTTGTAGGCTTCTATTTTTCCAGTCTTGATAAGGCGCTGGGTATCATCAAGTACAGCATTCCCCCAGCTTCCATCAGCCGAGCCGTGCAATCCCACAAGTGCCCTTGTTTGAGGCACAGACGGCTTGTGTGGCGTTTTGGGCGGTATTTCGTCTTGTACTACATCGACACCAGAATAATGTTCCTGAAACCAATCTATTATATTCTCGGGGTGTGTACCATGTAACATCACTGTACGTTGTTCAAGATCGCCAATGCCTGCGTCATCGTATGAAAATCCAACGGTCTCGCGTGCTTCGTATGCTTGACGCGCAACAGCTACAAACTGATCAATGGACGCGTTTTGATCTAAAAGATGATACACACGATTATATTGGACTCTCGGCTCGCCTCTTGTCATCTTATCCACCTCGTTAACCAGTAATCTGCATTCGGCTTGTCTGCGTCTAACGAGTGCTGGTAATTTTTTCTTGTCATCCCCAGAGCCTGCCCAACAGTATTTACTAAGCTCAATGCCCGCAAGATCGAACGCATTATTATTAAGGTGCGCAAGCACTTTATTAGGAACTTGACCCAAATTATAAGCCGCGGAAAGTAATGCGGTTGTTTGATTGACTGTAGGTGTAAAGTTGATTTGCTTTTCCAACCGAGCTGCGCGTCTTGCGAGGTCAATTCCCATAAAGTCAAGGGCTTCCGCTTGTGTGATTGTTGCCCCTTCTTTTGATTTTGTGCCATAACCTATGCTCCATCTAATTGTGCCATCCGCATTAAAATAATCCTTATATGCGGATGTATGAAAGCCTTCCCAACCTGCAATAAAATCCAGCGTTTGCTGCGTTACTTCTATTTCAGCCATTCTTACTATAGATCAACTTTTAATTCTGTTTTTTATTGTTTTCAATATAGTAAATACCGACCTTGAACCAACACGCATTCCACGCTTATTGTGTTTTTTGTCCTCACGCTTTTGAGATTTGTATTGGCTTCTAGTTCTCATCAGGCTGGCTCCTCTGGATACTCCACTTGGCTCACATCATCGCTATAGGTCTGTGGAATATTCCTTAGTTCTTGCCGATAAGTTTCCCACGCCTCTAAAGCAGGGTCTTGAATAGGATAATCCGACAGCATAACCTTGTCACTATCTCTCAGCATAGCATCACGCTCCGCTCTAACATCATCCCACTTGTAAGACTCCTTAGCATCATCACGCCAGCTATCTCTCTGGGCTTTAGTGGGTTTGTTGATGTTATCATCTAGCCACGTCAAACCCTCACAAGCATC